ACCGTATCGCCCGCATGCTCGCGCTGCCCGACGGGCTGCACGTCGCCGCCATCGACGCCGACTTCCTGCGTAACGGCGTGCGCGTGCTCGTCGAGGGCGACTCCCTCGACGTCGTCCCCGCGGGCTACGAGCCGCCCCGGCTCGACCTCGCCGAGGTCGGCACGCCGTCGGTGCTCGCCACCCTCGCCGAGGTGCGCTGTTGGAACGTCGGCGGCGGCGACGTAGCTCATGAAGTCAGCTGCCCGCTTGGCAACTGCTCGTGGTCGAAGGACTGGAATCGGCCGGTCGCGCTGACTGTCATGCTCGAAGCCGTGCAGCAACATCTCGCCGAGGGGCACGGGAAGTGAGCGCGATCACCGCGACCAGGCTGATCGAGAACGTGCACTCGTGGGTGACGGCCGCCCGGCTCGACGCCGTGGCGGACTCGGCGGCACCGGCCGAGCTCGTCATCGGCGAGCGCGCCCACTGGCGGCTGTCCAACGCCGCCGGATGGGTGGCGGTGCATCGCGATCAGCTGCTGTCGAAGCTGTACGGCCTGCCGGTCCGGCGGGAGGGCGGCGGCGACGGCTGGCAGCTGATCAACGCCGCCGGCGACGTCATCGCCGAAGGCTCGATCACCGGGCCGTGAGGCCGGCGTGACCGTCGTTAGCACGCGACGTATCGAGCTGCGCGGCGCCGCCCGCAGGCTGCTGTCCTGTCGCGATGACGAGGTGCTCGTCTCCGGGCCCGCCGGCACCGGCAAGAGCGTCGGCGGGCTGACGAAGCTGCACCTGGCAGCCATGAAGTATCCCGGCGCTCGGATGCTGCTGCTGCGCAAGACGGCGGCGTCCCTCGGTGCGTCGACCCTGGAGGTCTGGCGCAAGCACGTGGCGGCGCCGTCCCTCGCCGTCGGCGAGGTCGAGTACTTCGGCGGCAGCACCGCCGAGCCGCCGCAGTACCGCTACCGGCGCAACGGCAGCGCCGTGGTCATCGGCGGCATGGACAAGCCGTCCAAGATCATGTCCAGCGCCTACGACATGATCGTGATGGACGAGGGCACCGAGTTCCTCGTCCAGGACGTCGAGGCGGCGATCACCCGCCTACGCGCCGGTAACATGCCGTATTCGCAGCTCATCGTCATGTGCAACCCGGACGCCGAGTCGCACTTCCTGTACCAGCGTCAGGCGGCCGGCGGCATGACCATGCTGTGGTCGCGGCACGAGGACAACCCCGCCTACTTCGACGCTAGCGGCCAGATGACGCCGGCGGGCGCGGCCTACCTCGCCAAGCTCGATCGGCTCACCGGCGTGCGCTACCAGCGGTTGCGCCAGGGCCTGTGGGTCGCCGCCGAGGGCCTGATCTATGAGGACTGGAACCCCGCCGTCCATCTGGTCGACGCGCTGCCGCCGGGCTCGGAGACGTGGGTTCGCTGGTGGGCGATCGACTTCGGGTACACGAACCCCTTCGTCCTGCAGTGCTGGGCCGAAGATCCCGACGGTCGGTTGTGGCTGTACCGAGAGATCGTGCACACCGGCCGCCTCGTCGAGGATCACGTGCGGCAGATCATGAGCATCGTCCGGCCCAGCGGCGAGTGGATCGAGCCGCGCCCGCGGGCGATCGTCTGTGACCACGACGCCGAGGACCGCGCCACCTTCGAGCGCCACTCCGGCATGCGCACCCTGGCTGCAATCAAGGACGTGCGGCCCGGCATCCAGGCGTTCCAGGCGAGGTTGAGGAAGGCCGGCGACGGCAAGCCGCGCGTCTTCGTCGTGCGGAACTGCGTCGTCGAGCGCGACCCGGCGATGGTCGACGCCGCCAAGCCCATCGGCCTGGCCGAAGAGATCACCGGCTACGTCTGGGCCAGGTCGCTCGACGGCAGACCGGCCAAGGAGGAGCCGGAGAAGAAAGACGATCACTCGTGTGACCCTGCCCGCTATGTCGGCGCGCAAGCCGACCTCGGCGGTCGGCCGGGCATGCGCGTGTTGGGTCGTTGACGCGTCGGATACCGTCAGCGCATGCATCGACCTCGATTTTTCATTCCCATCGTCGCTGGCATCCTGGCGACCTTCACGCTGACCGCCGTCATCGCGCTGAACCTGGCGCTGTCCGACCGCCCGTCGAGCGACGTTAACCCGGCCGGCGGGCCGCCGCTCGACGGCTGCCAGGAGACCGCGAGCCGAGAACTGTACGTGCAGCGCGCCTACGCCTGTTCCGACGGCACGCGAGTCGTCACCTTCGCCGACGATCAGGCCCGTGACGCCTACCTCACCACCGCTGAGAGCTTCGGCACGGTGACAATCGAGCGTGGTATCGGCTGGGCCAGGGTGCGCTGACCGCCGGGCCGTATGCGCGGCGGCGTTGATCGGCTACCATCGCCGCATGGTCGCATGGCAGCTGACAGGACGTGAGTCGATGATCGGCATCCTGGCACGCTGGCTGCGGGCGCGGCGGCGCGAGGTGGGCGCGTTCCTGGCCGTCGCGCTGCGCTTCGTGCTCGTCGTCGCCGCCCTCGGGCTGATCACGCTCTCGGCGTACGGCGTCGCCTGGCAGCTCGGCGCGCTCGCCGGTGGCGTCTCGCTGCTGCTGCTGGAATGGATCGTGAAGCGCCGATGACCGACCGCCTGCACGTCAACCACTCCACACACTGCGAGTTGTGCCAGTCCGGCCCGGGCGCGGGCAACCGCATGCGCGTACAGATCGGCGATCTCGGCGGACAGCGCCGCCTCGCTGTCTGTCCGGTGCACGACATCGCCGGGCCTGTCGCGGCGCTGCCCGACTCGCTGCGCCGGGCGCTGACGCCGTGAAGTCGCCGGTCGGAGAACTCGTCAGCGCGGTGCGCGGGCTGGCCACCCGCCCGCGAGCGCAGGCCGCCGTGCCGTACGTCGGCAACCACAACAGCGTGACGCACGTCGGCACGCAGTCCGGCGACCTGGTATCGACGCAGTCCGGCGCCATCGAGGCGTTCGGCCAGAACGGCACCCTGTTCGCGATCATCACGAAGCTGGCGCAGGGCGTTGCCGCGACCGACTGGCACATGCACCGGCTCGCCTCGCCGAGCTCTCGGGCGACGGCCGTGTGCGAGATGTGCGAGGAGGTCGGCGTCACGCACGTGCCCGAGCACCCGGCGCTCACGGTGTGGAACAAGCCGAACGACTTCTTCACGTCGAGCTTGTTCGTCGAGACGTTCGAGCAACACGTGGACCTGGTCGGCGAGGGCTGGTGGGTGGTTGTCTGGCTGGGCGGCCGTCCGATCGAGCTGTGGCCGGTGCGCCCGGACCGCATGGCGCCCGTCCGCGACCCACAGAAATTTATCAGCGGCTATGTCTACCGTTCGCCGGACGGGCAGTTGATTCCGCTGCGCCTCGACGAGGTCGTCACGATGCGCACGCCGGCACCGTGGGACCCGTACCGCGGCGCCGGTGCCGTGCAGACTCTCTTCAACAACCTGTGGGGCGCGAAGTATGCCGCCGAATGGAACAGGCGCTTCTTCGAGAACAGCGCCATCCCGGGCGGCATCGTCGAAATGCCGGTCAGCCTCTCCGACACCGAGTGGACGACGTTCCAGCAGCGCTGGGCGGAATCGCACCGTGGCGTGCGCAACGCGCACACGGTGGCCATGCTGGAGTTCGGTGCCAAGTGGGTTGACACCAAATACACTCAAAAGGATATGGAATTCACCGAGTTGCGCCGGGTGAACCGCGAGGAGACGCGCGAGGCGTTCGCGATGCACGGGCACGTGCTCGGCCTCAGCCAGGACATCAACCGGGCCAACGCCAACGCCGCGACCGCCGACTTCGGCCGCCGCCAGATGGTGCCCCGGCTCGACCGGATCAAGGACGCGCTGAACGGTCCATATCTGTCGATGTTCGGTGCCATGGCCAAGGGCTACGAGTTCGTCTACTCCAGCCCGGTGCCCGAGGACGAGGAAGCGGAGAACGCCCAGCGCACGAGCAAGGCCACGACGTTCAAGACGCTGATCGACGCCGGCGTCGACCCCGAGGACGCCGCACGCATCGCCGGGCTGCCGCCGATGCGCATGGCGCCGAAACCCGAACCGGTCGCCGCACCGCCCGCCGTGCCTGCCGCCCCGGCCGACAACGCGCCGCCGGCCGCCGCCGCCGGCATGCCACCGTTCACCAGGTGGACATGGTGAACGCCGCCGCCGAGACGAACCTCTGGCCGCTCGCCGCCGTTCTTCCTCGCGTGGCCGGCGCTGCGGAGGGCGGCAAGGAAGACGGCGACGACCGCGCCGCCGAGGCTGAGGCGCTCGGCGCGCTGTGGCAGGAGACCCTCGACGACGCCGTGATCGAGTGGGGCCGCAGGGTCAGCCATGAGCAGTACGCCGCCGCCGTCGAGCAGATCGAGGCGGCAGCGAGGGCGGCCGACGTCGAGGCGCTCGCCGCCCTGGCCGTGCCGGTGCTCGGCGATGACCTGCTGCTGGACTCGATGACGATCATGTTCGACGCCGGTGCCGACTTCGTGGTGCAGGAGGCGGCCGACGCCGGTGTCAAGATCAAGCCGGCGAAGCCGGCGGCCGAGCTGCATCCGTGGATGACCGTGCACGCCGCGGCGACCGGTGCCGCCGCCGGCCAGACGATCGGCGCGTGGGCGCGCTCGCTCGTCGCGCGCATCGCCGCCCGGGTGTCCGCCGGGCTGGCCGGCGAGGCGCTGCGACTGTGGCGCCCGGGCGTGACCGTGCAGCAGATGACGGACGGCGTGCAGGACTACTGGGACGGGCTGACGGACGCCGTGCCGCGCGAGCACATCGGCGCCGGGCTGTCGCGGGCGACGAACCTCGGCAAGCTGGAGACCTACGCCGCGGCGAAGCCTCGGGGGTGGCGGCTGGAGTTGCGCGCGGACGAGCGCCTCGACCGCAACACGTGCAAGCCTTGCCGCGACATCGACGGCACCGTGTTGCCCGACGCCGACGCCGCCGGCCTGGCGTACGGTGGCGCGGGCTACCTGTTCTGCAAGGGTCGCGAGCGCTGCCGCGGCACGGTGCGCGGCGTGTGGACCAACACGGCACCGAAGAATGACCTTGATTCAGCAGGTCTGCGTGCCATGCTGAACGGCATGAGGGGGTTGCGATGAAGGTCGATCTCGCCAAGGTGCGGGCGCTCGCCGAACAGGCGCGTGAGTTCGCGGTGCGCACGCAGAACTACAGCGCCGGGCCGCGCCGCGGTGCGCGGTCCTGGTTCAAGATCGAGAACCGGGTGATGACGACCGACGGCGGCGCCGCCACGCCGACGACGGACATCTATCTCTACGACGCGATCGGCGAGTGGGGCGTCACCGCGCAGGACTTCCTCGACGCGCTGCGCGGCGTCACCTCGCCGACCATCACGCTGTACGTCAACTGCGAGGGCGGCGAGGTCTTCGACGGCCTCGCCATCTACGAGGCGCTGCGCCGTCACCCGGCCGACATCACGGCCAGGATCGACGGCATCGCCGCGTCGATGGCGTCCGTCGTCGTCATGGCGGCGAACCGCGTCATCATGGCCGAGCGCGGACGGATCATGATCCACGACGCGCACGGCGGCGCGCTCGGCGGCTGCCGCGACATGTACGCCATGGGCGACCTGCTCAACGCGCTGTCTGAGACGATCGCCGACATCTACGCCGAGAAGACGGGCAAGACGAGCGAGGAAATGCGCGCCGCCATGCAGGCCGCTGACGGCGGGCCCGACGGCACGTGGTACGACGCGAAGTCGGCACTCAAGGCGAAGCTGATCGACGCCATCGCCGGCGGCGACGAGCCGGCCAACGCGTTGCCGGTCGTGCCCGGGCGACCGGCCGACATCCCGGCCGCCATTGAGGCGGGCGACGTCCCGGTATGGGACGCCGCGGCGTTCCTCGGCGTGCTGCAGGAGGTCGAGCACCCGGCGGAGCCGCTCGAAATCCCGACCGGACCGGCGCTGTTCGACGGCCTGCGCCTGCCGTAGCATGACCATCAC